AAAGATACAGTTCAGTTACAACCAACTCCTCCAAATACAAATACCAAATGCGCTTTGATGCTTATGATAATCATTTTAAAGAATTGCATATTAAAAGAAAAGAAAAAGAGGTTATTGAATGGGAATCAGAACAGCTTAAATTTGCAAAGCAGAGATGTAACTACCATAATGACACTTTACAAAAACTTCATGAAGCTCCAGAACGTGATCAAAAACAAGCTGATGGAAGTGTTATAAAAGGAATTTCACTTGACAAAAAAGTTGATTCTGAGGCTGAAAATCAGCGTGCATATGATAAAAGTTTAGACAGTGTTTATAAGCTATTATATGGAGGAGTCCTAAAACGTGAAAACCATAATCACAATGACAACAGTGGTGAGATGAAGATTGATAATAAATTTAGTGTTAAATCTTTAGCTGAAGAAGAATTAGAAGCTGATGAGTATTTCAAACAATTAGATGCTGAAATGAACAAACATAAGTGATAAGAAGTCCCTAAATTTACTCATGACAGCTAAAATAATTGGAATTTATTGTATAAGGAATAAAATTAATGGTAAACGGTATATTGGACGGTCTAAAGACATTCTCAATAGATGGAGAATGCACAGAAGAGAACTAAATTCTAACAAACACAAAAATGATTATCTGCAAAATGCCTGGAACAAATATGGCGAAGATAATTTTGAATTTGAAATTCTTGAATTGTGTGGACCTGAAGACTTGAATGAATTAGAAATACATTATATTGAAAAATATGGCACATTCAATAATGATGAAAAAGGTTACAATTTAGAATCTGGCGGACAATATCCAAAACTATCTCAATCAAGTAAGAAAAAGTTGAGCAAAAGTTTATGTGAAACAAGAAAGAAGGTTAAAACTTCAACAGGATTTTATCGGGTCGTAATGGCCAAAGATGAGACTTGTTTTAATGGTTTTAGGTGGGTTTATGGTTATCAGGATAATGGAAAGAGAGTTGAAATATCAAGAACGGATCTGGTAGAATTAAAAAACGAAGTCATTAGCAGAGGTTTAGATTGGGTTATTAATGATGCTTGGAATGCTTTAGGTTCATTATTTATTGATAAAAATAAGTTAGAAACTAAAAGAACAGTTTCTGATGAACAAAAGTTAAAAATAAGTGCTAATGGAAGTTCTACTGGTTTTTTTCGTGTTAATAAACATAAAGATAAAACTTGTCTAAAAGGATTTAGATATGTTTATAGATATTACGAAGGCGATAAAAGAAAAGAAATTTCCAGTGTCGATATTCTTAGATTGAAAGAAAATGTGATTAAAAAGGGTTTGAAATGGGCAGTAGTTGAAGAAGATAAAGCTGAAATTACTTTAAAGGAAAGTAATGAGAAAGTAGAAAAAAGATTTATTCATCATACTCAGGAAAGTAAAGAGAGAATTAGTAAAGCAAATAATAGTTTGGGAATTTATAGAGTTACAAAAACTAAATGTAAAACCTGTAAACAAGGTTTCTTTTATAAATACTATTATAGAGATGAAAACAATAAAAGAAAGCAAATTGGTTCGGTTGATTTAAAAAAATTAAAAGAAAAAGTACTCGCTAAAGGTTTTCCGTGGGTAGAATTTTGAAATAGATTAGAAGTGATTGTGATATGAACGTTGATAAAATAACGGATTGGCACAAATTGTGGCTCCAGCAAAGAAATCACTTCAAAGCTACGATTTTTGACAATATATTCATACCACAAAAGCCTTTTTTCAATCAAATTAAATTTCTCATCTATCCAAGTCAGGAGATTGCGTTTGGTGGCGCCGCTGGAGGCGGGAAAAGTTCTGCAACCCTTATGGCCGCATTACAGTACGTAGAAGAAAAGCATATTCCAGAAGGTCAAAACAAATTAAAGTATAATGCACTTATTATACGTAGAACTCTTGAAGATTTGGACATGCCAAATGCAATAATGGATCGGGCAAAACAATGGCTGCTTCCAAAAGAAGATGAAGGATTACTTGTTTGGAAAGACCAAAAGAAAAGATTTATCTTCAACAGTGGTGCAACATTAACATTTCGTTATTTATCACATAACAAGCACTTAAACTCCTATCAAGGTGCTGAGCTTCAGTTTGTCGGCTTTGATGAGCTCACACAGTTTCCAGAAAACCAATACAATTATCTTCATTCACGTTTACGTAAACTTGAAGACTCAGATATTCCAATCAGAATGCGCGGAGCTTCAAATCCTGGAGGTATCGGTCATGATTGGGTTAAAAAAAGATTTGTAGATGATGAATCTAAATTGCCTTTTATTCCTTCAGCTTATACCGATAACAAATATCTAAATCAAGATGAATATTCAAAACAGTTAGATAAGTTAGATGAACTTACAAGACTTCAGCTAAAATATGGTGATTGGAATGCGGTCCTGAATGAAGGTTTACTTGTTTCACGTGATAAGTTGAATAGTTCTTTAATTTCATATCAAAATACTTACAGCGCGTGGCAGCCTGGTTTTTGTACAATTGGAATTGACCCTGCAAGTACAGGACACGATAAATTTGCAATGAGCTGTCTTGTATATTTTAATAATGGAAATATTGTTCTTGTTGATTTAGACTCAACACCTTCAGCATATCCTGAAGAATTACTTAGAAATTTCATTATTAGAAATGCTCATTGGAAACCTTATGTCATTAATTTTGAACAGGAACCTGGAAGTGATTCAACATACGCTCTAAAGCATTGGCAACACATTTTGAGAGATTTAGTTAAAAAATATGGGATTACTGTCAAGAAAACTCAAACCAGCCATTCTAAATATAATCGTGCAAGGCCAACAGCAAATATGATTAGGCAAAACAGGTTATTTTTTGACGATAGAATAAATGCTGAAAAATTAAGAAGTTTGTTTAATCAATATGTCTATGTTCACCCTGATAAAGAGGTCATGAAAGAATATCCGTCTCCTGATGAATTGGACAGTTTAGGTTATGCTTTTATGGAGATACAGAATGTTATCAGGTTATGAATTTTCTAATCTTTAAAAATAGAAATCAATATTATAATGTTGTGTCAAATATATTCTTAGTGATAAATATGAAAATTATTTCTTGGAATGTTAATGGAATTAAATCAACATACAAAAATGGAAATTTACAAGAGCTTATTGAAAAAGAAAACCCAGATATTTTATGCATTCAAGAAATTAAAACTAACGAAGTTCCAAATCTTGAAGGATATGAAGTTTATAGCTATCCGGCATCTAAAAGTTCAAATTTTTATGGAACAGCTATTTATACAAAAGTAAAACCATTATCAGTTGTTAAAGGATTTGATGACGAAGAGTTTGATGCAGAAGGTAGAGTCATTAAATTTGAATTTGAAAGCTTTAATTTGTATAATATTTATTCACCTTCAGGTGCAGGTTCAAAAGATAAATTGAATAGGAAATATAGGTTCTATGAGGAGTTTACAAATTATTTCAAGAAGTCTAAAAAACCTGTTATTATATGTGGGGACTTTAATAGAATGGCTGCTGAAATTGATGCTAAAAGACCTGAGCTTATGAAAAACAAATCTGGATTTATGCCAGAAGAACAAGAATGGTTTAAAGAAATTTTAACTGAATACATTGATGCTTTCCGCCAATTTCATGAAGAAGGAGACAATTATACTTGGTGGAAAAGTAAAGACCTGAAAGCTGAGAATAAAGGTATAAGATTAGATTACTTCTTAGTTTCAAAAACATTAGGAAAAAATCTCAATGATTGTTACATCTTACCTGACCAAATAGAATATGATCATGCACCACTAGTTTTAGATATCAGTTACTGTCAAGTATGTGGTGCTCTAAATAAAACTAGTAATGAGTTCTGCGATAAATGTGGAATTAAATTATCTATTGATAATGATGAGGAAGAAATTGTTAGTGAAGATAAATTAGAAATAGCTAAAGATAAAATTATTCTTTTGGATTTGAATTATACATTAATAGCTAATTCTAAAGAGATTTGGAATTATCCTCTTGAGAAGAAAATCAAATCACAAAAGTATGAAATGGATTTAATTGATTTGATTAAAGATAATTATGTGATTTTAATTACTGCAAGTCCTTATAAACGTTCTCATAAAATTTTAAGAGACATTAAAGAAAAAACTGGTTTTGAACCTGACGAATCATACTGGAACTTTGGAGGCCAACCTCCACAAATCAAAAAGTACTGGATGGAAAATGAAGTTATACCGCAACACGGAGATGATGCTGATAAATATTTAGCTATTGAATCCAATCCAGCAACAAGAAGAATGTATAAGAAATTAGGTATTGAAGCAAGACCTAAAGGGGACTTTATTTAAAAGGTGAATAAATGGATATTATATTAATTTTAAATATTGTTAGTGGTTTGTTATTGTTATGTGCGGGCGTATTATTATTTATTAATCGTAAAGCTGAAGGTCAAAGATTATCTTGGTTAATCTTTTTTACATTACTTGTAAGTTTTATTTTAAGGTTAATACATTGATGTGATTAGATGAAAATAGTTAGCTGGAATTGTAATAAACTGTTTAGGGAAAAATATAAAGATATTGCTGATGAAGAAGATGCAGATATTTATGTGATTTGTGAATGTGAAAATCCGATCAAACATGAAGGAACAGATTATTCAGAATTTGCAGGCTCAAACTACCTTTGGACTGGAGATTTGGATTATATGGGTTTAGGAATATTTGCAAAAGATAATATTATATTAGAACCAATAAAAGGATTAGATGAAAAATTTAAAAACTTTATAGCTGTAAGAGTTAACGATGAGTTTAATTTATTGGCTGTTTGGGCAATGAATGAAGATAAAGAAAAAGGATTAGAAAAATATGTTCGAATGATTCATAACTACGTTGATACTAATTCCGAATTATTTGATGAAAACTTGATAATGTGCGGTGATTTCAACAGCAATGCTAGATGGAACAATGAACATAAAGTAAAAGATAGTGAAGGTAATTACAAAAATCAAACTAATTTAAATATCAAATTAAATAAAAAAGGATTATATAGTGTTTATCATGAATTAAATAATGAAGAACAAGGTAAAGAAACAAATGCTACATTTTTCCAAACAAAACACCTGAATCAACCATATTATATTGATTATGTGTATGCTAAAAAAGGTGCTGTTTCTGAATTTAAAATTTTAGATTTTTCTAAATGGGCCTGTTTAAGTGATCATTTGCCTCTTGTTTTTGAAATTAAGAAGTAATAGCTATGATAATCTGAAGTGATTTAATATTTTCTTTTTGGAATGCTGAATCGTATTAGATTGTATTTTTTAATTAATATCTAATAACAACTTAATATCATTATTATTTATACCTAAAACAACATACATATAAGTATATTGTTTTTAACGGGCCGATTTTATGAAATATAACGATCTCGATTTTGATAAGGAAAATGAAGCTGATGTTAGAAAAAGATATATTGACCCGGCTATCGAGGATGCTGGTTGGTCAGTTAAACAAATGAAGTTGGAATTTTATTTTACCGACGGTAAGATGAGAATTAGCGGCAATAAAGGAATTAGGGGTAAAAGAAAAAAAGCTGATTATATTCTTTTATATAAACCAAGTTTTCCAATTGCGGTTGTTGAAGCTAAAGATATGACTCATGCTTATGATGATGGACTTCAACAGGCTTTAGATTATGCCGATATTTTAGATGTTCCCTTTGCTTTTAGTTCTAATGGGAAAAGTTTTGCAATTCACAATAAATTAACTGGTGAAGAAAAAGAACTAGCCATGTCCGAATTTCCAACTCCAGATGAATTATGGCAGAAATATAAAGATTTTAAAAACATCGTTCCTGCTGAAGAAAAGATTATAACTCAACCAGATTATTTTGACCACGTTTCTAAAAAAGTACCCAGATATTATCAGAGAATTGCTATTAATAGAACTATGGAAGCAATTGCTAAAGGCAAAAAAAGAATTTTATTGGTAATGGCTACAGGTACTGGAAAAACATTTACGGCCTTCCAAATTGTTCATAAATTGGTGAATGCACGCAAAATGAAAAAAATTTTATATTTGGCCGATAGAAATATTTTAATCGACCAAACTATGCAACAAGATTTTAAACCGTTTGAAAAAGTAATGACTAAAATCAAAAACAAGAATTTGGATAGCTCTTATGAAATTTACTTTAGTTTATACCAACAATTAGTAAATAATGATGAAGATACAAAACAACCATATCAGGAATTTTCACCAGATTTCTTTGATTTAATCATTGTAGACGAATGTCATCGTGGAAGTGCTAAAGAAGATTCACAATGGCGTAGAATACTTGAATATTTCAATCCTGCAACACAAATTGGTATGACTGCAACACCTAAAGAAGATAAGGAAGTTTCAACAACCGGATATTTTGGTGAACCATTATATACATACACTTTGAAACAAGGAATTAATGATGGATTTTTAGCACCATATAGAGTAAAAAGAATAGGTTTGGATGTTGATTTAGATGGATATAGGCCTGAAAAAGGCAAAGTTGATATAAATGGAAGGTTAATTGAAGATAGGGAGTATAACACCAAAGATTATGACCGTTCACTTATAATTGATGATAGGACTAAGGTTGTTGCTAAAAAGATAACTGAATATCTTAAAAGAACAGATAGATTTGCTAAAACAATTGTGTTCTGTGTTGATCGAGAACATGCTCTAAGAATGAGGAAGGCATTAATTAACGAAAATAAAGATTTGGTTGCTGAAAATGATAGATATGTAATGAGAATTACTGGTGATGATGATGAAGGTAAAAGACAACTTGATTACTTCATTGATCCTGAAGAAAAATATCCCACAATTGTAACAACTTCAAAATTATTGACTACAGGGGTCGATTGTAAAACTTGTAAAGTAATAGTATTAGAAAATAATATTGAATCAATGACTGAATTTAAACAAATTATAGGTAGAGGAACAAGATTAAGAACAGATTATGGAAAATATTATTTCACTATAATTGATTTCAGAGGAAGTACAAGGAAATTTGCAGACCCTGAATTCGATGGCCTTCCAGAACCATATGATGATGGGGAACATAATGGTGGAGGACGTCGTGGAGGTCGTAGAGAAACTATGGAACCTGAAGAACCTACATTAAATCCTGGTGAAAAATATAGGGTTAATGATGTAAAAGTTCATGCAATTCTTGAGAAAAATCTATGTTTTGATGCGGAAGGCAATTTAATAACAGAAAATTTAATTTCATTTTCTAAAGATAATATAATCAATGAATACCATTCTTTAGATGAATTTATCAATCACTGGAATGAAGCTGATAAAAAACAAGCAATTATCGATGAATTATATGAACATAATATATTCTTAGATGAATTACGGGAAGCTGTTGGAAATGATGATATTGATGACTTTGATTTAATATGCCATATAGCTTTTGATAAAAAACCATTAACTCGTGCTGAAAGGGTAAACAATGTTAAAAAAAGAGATTATTTGAATAAATATGAGGGAGTTGCAAGAGAAGTTTTAGAAGGCTTACTCGACAAATATGCAACCGATGGAATAACTAATCTTGAAGAAACAAGTGTTTTGAAACTAGAGCCTTTCAACATTCATGGTCGGCCAAGTAGGATAATTAAAGATAACTTTACTGATGTAAATAACTTCAAACAAACATTGAAAGAATTAAGAAAAGAATTATATGCTTAAATTTGTGATATTATGAATTTAGATAATTTTGTTAACAACTTACGTAAAGAAATGAGAAAAGATGCTGGAATTGATGGCGACGCTCAAAGAATTGGACAATTAGTTTGGTTACTTTTTTTAAAAATATATGATTCTCTTGAAGAAGATTGGGAAGTAGAAAATGAAAATTATGTTTCAATTATTCCTGAAAATCTCAAATGGAGAAATTGGGCGATTGACAATAAAGATGGAAAAGCTTTAACTGGTGATGATTTACTCAAGTTTGTAAATAATGAATTATTTGAAACACTCAAAAATATAGAAATTACCGAAGACACTCCACAAAATCAGATTATAGTTAAAGAGATATTTCAAGAAGCTAATAACTATATGAAAGATGGAATTATTTTAAGAAAAGTTATTAACAAAATTAATGAACTTAATTTCGATGAATATGAAGATAGACATGTTTTAGGTGATATTTATGAAATTATTCTTAAAGAATTACAAAGTGCTGGAGATTCGGGCGAGTTCTATACTCCTAGACCTATAACTGATTTTATGGCTCAAGTGTTAAATCCTCAATTAGGGAATAAAGTAGGAGATTTTGCTTGCGGCACTGGAGGATTTTTAATTTCTGCAATAAGTGTATTGAAAAAACAAGCCAAAACAGTTGAAGACGAAGAAATATTGCATAATTCAGTTTTTGGTATTGAAAAAAAATCTCTTCCATATTTGCTTTGTGTAACTAATATGCTTTTACATGAAATTGAAAATCCAAATATTATACATGGAAATTCTTTTGATCAAAATGTAAAAGATTATTCTGAAAATGATAAATTTGATATTGTATTAATGAATCCTCCATTTGGAGGAAGTGAAGATGATATAGTATTAAATAGTTTTCCGGTTGCATTAAGAACCAAAGAAACTGCTGATTTATTCATGAATGTAATAATGTATAGATTAAAACAAAATGGTAAAGCAGGAGTTGTTTTGCCTAATGGATTTTTGTCAGGAACTGATGAAGCAAAAACCAATATTAAAAAGAAACTTATTGAAGAATTTAATTTACATACTATTGTCCGATTCCCTAAAGGCGTTTTTTTACCATATAATGATATTCCTGTAAATTTATTATTTTTTGATAAAACCGAATCTACGAAAAATATTTGGTATTATAATATTAATCCCCCTAAAGGTAGGAAAAATTTTACTAAAAAGAATCCCTTAACTTCTGAACATTTAAGAGAATTAATGTTATGGTGGGACAATAGACAAACAAATGATAATGCATTTAATATAAACATTGATGAAATAATTGATAATGATTATAATCTTGATATTCATGAAAAAATTAATACTGATTTTTTGATTTATGATTCACCTAATGAATTATTAGAAGATTATATCAAACAAAAAGATTTTTTATCTAATAAAATGGATAAAATCATTGGTGACATTAAAAAAATCTTAGAAATGGAGAATTTATGATGAATTTTGACATATTTAAAAAAAATTTTCTTTATTTAGCTTTACAAGGCAAATTATTTTCTAAAAATGTCTCCAACGAAGTTTCACAAAATCTTTTGAAGGATATTAGTGTCGAAAAAGAATTATTAATTAAAAATAAAAAAATGAGAAGAAATAATCAAGAACATATTATTTTTAGAAAAGATAATCATTATTTTGAAAAAATAGGCGAAAATGGTGAAGAACATTGTATTGATGAAGAACTACCATTTACTATTCCTAATCATTGGGAATGGTGTAAATTAGAGAATATTACATTTTCCACACCTACAAAAAAATTTCAAATAAAACAAACTGAAATTCTAGAAAATGGAAAATTTCCTGTTGTAAGTCAATCAAAAGCATTTATCGAAGGTTTTTCTAACCAAACGGACAAAATATTGCATGTATCTGACCCAGTAATTATATTTGGAGACCATACAAAAAATGTCAAGTATGTAAATTTTGATTTTATAGTAGGAGCAGATGGTGTAAAAATTTTAAATCCTATTTTGATTTTCCCTAAATTTTTGTATTATTTATTGATTTATGGTAGATTAAATATTCCTGATAAAGGATATAATAGGCACTATAAACTTTTAAACCAAATTTATTATCCTTTACCTCCGATTAGAGAACAAATTAAAATATCAAATTTATTAGATTTGATAGAAAAATATGAAAAATAT